GATATTGGCGTTTATTGGACCACTTGGTGTATATGTTAGTGGTGTTAGTGGTGTTAGTGGTTGCAACTGTATCTGAGAAATCAAATCAGTTGCATTATCCATGATTGAAGATACATCAACGTCAGATGAACCGATATTGGCGTTTATTGGACCACTTGGAGTATATGTTAGTGGTGTTAGTGGTGTTAGTGGTTGCAACTGTATCTGAGAAATCAAATCAGTTGCATTATCCACGATGGAATCTACGTCAACATGAGATGATTCTGCAACAACAACATTTATTGATTGTGGTTGAATACCGTTTATTTTTTTTAATAATAATGATTTTAAAAATTTAAGTGAGGTTAAATCTTTAACATTAAATATATATGGTGATGTATCTAATTCTAATGTCATTAACGATTATAATTTATATTATTAATATACTATAGTATAATACAAATTGCGAACTAAATTATAAATATGGAATATAACTAAACATATTATTTTCATAAATTGTAGCCTTGAATGTATTACCATATCCCTCAACGTAAACCATATCTCCATTCATTATTTCATTGCAACCATATTCTGACGTGCAACTTTTACCATTAACACTTACAGGTAATTTCGTATTTAAATTTCCACTATTTGAAATAGTATAATATTGCCATTTATCGCGACCGCTCATATGTCTACGCCCCATCAATGGCAAAATTAAATCATCTCTTGCGCCACCAGTTGTTTTTGTTAAAATACCAATTTGCGAATATTGTGTATTTAATCCACGCGTCTCAATATTCACTGGAACTTGTATTGGTGGAGGAACACCTCGAATATCACTAGAATCGCTTCGGAAATATAACCCATCTGACTTTAATGGTGGCATATAAGGATTTGTTAAAATATCACCTCTTGTAGCAATACCGCCTAAACTAATTGGCGGAGATACCACTACAATGTTTGGTGATTCATTTCTTTCATAATCATGTCTTATGCGTTCCATATGCATATTTGGCTTAACGACTAAATTATAATAAATATAAATGATTAATATAACGATTACAATTAAAACAAATAAAGTCATATTTTCAATACATACCACACCAGGAATACATTTTTTTCCCATAACTATAGAATATACGTGGATTTTATAGTACAGTAAATGTAATGGAACCTAAAATAATCCTGAAAATAAACTAAATGGATTCAAATCGACCTTTAAATCAATATTCCATTTTGGAAATGGTCCTGGATTGCATTTATAACAACGTTTTAATATATCATCTGAATAATGTATAACATGAATACCAGTTAAATCAAAAAACGCACAGTCGGCTGCTTGTATTTTGTCCCAAGTATATTTTTCCCATGCTTGAATACCAAGTATCCATACTAAAAATCGTATAGGCAAATACAACGTTTGTCCTATGATTTCTAATAAGTACCAAAAGAAACATTGCCTAAAATTCATAAACATTTCTAAACCGCATGTTATATTTTTAAAACACCAGGTGAAGACGGAACCAAAGAATGCGAATACCAAAAATACCTTTTTGAAAATACCAAACACGCGAGTAATTGTACTCATTGTAGTTCTCGAGCTTTTCTTATGTCTCATTTCAGATTTAGCCTCAAGCATAGCTGTATTTTTTGTAGCAGTAGCTTTTGCTGCAGCTGCATTTTTCATGGCAGTAGCTTGTGCTGTAGCAGCATTTTTCATCGCTACAGCTTTTGCTGCAGCTGCATTTTTCATAGCAGTAGCTTGCGATTTAGCCGCAATTGATGCAGCTTGTGCTTTTGCAGCTGCTGCTTTTGATATTGCAAGTGCTTTTCCAGCTGCTGCTTTTGCCACTGTAATTGCATTTGAACGTAATGAATTCACAGTACCCTTAATGTTTGTCGCCATAAAGTTTAATTGACTCCTAGCATCTTGAATTTGATCTGTAAGCATATTTGGCGCAATAACATCAGGTGGTATTGTGAATGGAGGAATACCTTCGCGAAGTGGTTTTTCTCTGAACAAAAAATATACAAAAAATGTAATAATAATAATACCTAAAATAGATACAAAAGTTTTATATTCCAGCGATAATTTATCCATTATAAATATTATGATAATCTACTATAATATCATAATATAATTTTTGTATTTTTATCTCTTTATTTACCACGAACTTTACTTTCAATGTTTTCGAATTGACTCATGAATTTTTCAGCTTGTGTTAACATAGGTTCCAATGTTTTCATGTTCTCCATTAGTTTCTTTTGTGTTGAAATTAATTGTGCGGTTTGGTCTCCTAAAACGTCTAAACCTTCAATTGGAGATGAACTTAGGCTTGTTGCGTTTTTTGCTTTTGCGTCTTCCGTTTTTTCTTTTTTATCTTCTTCGGGTTTATCTTCTTCTCCATCAGCATTTTCAAGACTTTCTACAGGCTTTTCTTCTTCTTCTGCATTTTCAAGACCTTCTACAGGCTTTTCATCTTCTTCTTCTGCATTTTCAAGACCTTCGCTTACACTAATTCTGCTACCAGATCTTAACACATTCGTAGCTACAATTGCGACAACTAAGATTACCATCATGTTTTTACTAAAAAAAGAGGTTAAATAACCAACTAATAAAAAAATTAGAATAAAAACATATTCACGACCTACAGATAAAACTAATAAATCAGATACAGCTAAAAATAAAACAAAGTACATTACATAACAATTATGCAATAATGCACCATAGTTTAATTTTAAAAAACTCGTTTGAGCATTTTTTAACATATTTCCGATCTTTGTCTTTGCCATGATTTTATTTATAGATTATATTCATATTTTTATTACAACTAAAGTATGATAAATAAAATAATATATCTATAACTCTAAAAATAACATAATATATATTCACAATCCATTTATCAAGTTCCACTAAATATTTTTTATAAATCAATTAAACGCATATATTATAATATATATACTATCAAAAAGAAAAATCTAGTATATTTTCTATACTATCTAGGAAAAATGTCAACCTCAACAGAAGAACCTATTTTACGCGAATCAACCGACAGATACACCATGTTTCCTATACAATATAGTGATATTTATGAAATGTATAAGCGTCAAGTCGATTGTTTTTGGCGGCCAGAGGAAGTTGATCTTTCTCGCGATTTAAATGACTGGGCTAGTCTAAATGATGATGAGAAACATTTTATTAGTATGACACTCGCATTTTTTGCAGCATCTGATGGAATTGTTATGGAGAATTTAAATGTTAACTTTGGAAATGAAGTTCAAATCGCAGAGGCACGTGCATTTTATAGTTTTCAGAGTGCAATGGAATCGATCCATTCTGATATGTATTCTATTTTAATTGAGACTTATATTAAAAATCCAGAAGAAAAAATGAAGCTGTTTAAATCATTAGAATATTTTCCATGTATTCAAAAAAAAGCAGCATGGGCTCAAAAATGGATGGGCGATAAAAGATCTTCGTTTGCGTCAAGATTGGTTGCATTTGCATGTGTAGAAGGTATATTTTTTAGTAGTAGCTTTGCATCGATTTATTGGATTAAGAAACGCGGATTAATGCCTGGATTAACCCTGTCCAATGAATTTATTTCTAGAGACGAAGCATTGCATACTGAATTTGCCATTTTACTTTATAGTAAACTAAACAAAAAAGTAAATAAGAAACGCGTAATGGAAATCATTAAAGAAGCTACCGAAATCGAAAAAGAATTTATTACAGATGCTTTGCCATGTAGACTTATTGGAATGAATGCTAAATTGATGACGCAATATATTGAATTTGTAGCGGATCGTCTTTCTGTTCAACTTGGATATGATAAGATATATAATTCAGCAAATCCATTTGATTTTATGGAATTAATTAGTGTAGAGACAAAAACTAATTTCTTTGAAAGAACCAATTCCGAGTATGCAATGTCGAATTGCAAAAAAGATGATAAGATTTTCGATTTTAATGTCGATTTTTAGTGGTGTAAAATTGATTATTCGTTCATAAATGATATAATAAAAATAATTATATCATTATATATAGAAAACATCGAAAAGATCGAAAACATGCCAATAAAAGTGTTTGTAGAAACTATTTCATACGAAGAATTACAAGATGTTCTCGATTACTACAATGCAACAAAATCAATCGACGAAGAACCGTTAGAATTATTAGATCGTTGTGAAGGTGGATTTCAAATCAAAATATCACATATGAAAAATATACATTGCGACGAAAATAGAAAAATAAAACAATTACGCTGGAGCAAAGGATATTTAGTTTCACAAAAATATATAAATTTTACAGAACAAGAGAAAAATTTATTATACGATTCATTAGTTTATGTATTGGGTGCAAATAACGTTCAATTAGAAGAATAATTCTATGTAGATTTGCGCTTAATACGATTTTTACGGATTTTACGGGTTTTCTTAACAGCCTTTTTGTTTTTATATGTGCATTTTTTGTATGAACGTTTTTTGATACCGCCAAAAAACAGATTTTTCGCAATGTTATTGACATTATCTTCATCATCATCATCATCATTTAATTTTTGTTGTCGTTCTTTTTTCTTTGGTGCATAACTTTTTAATTTTGTATCTTCCAAAATTTGCTCTACTCTTTCAGGAGGTGTAATTAGTTTTCCTATATTATTTATACCGTCCATATTACATATCATTAATTCATCGTGAAAAGTGCCACCTAATTGAGTTTTCATATTATGAATAGCATATCCATCAAAATTATTACTACATAAGAACTCTGATAACTTACGGTCTTTATCGCTATCCGAATCGCGTTCATTATTTTCATATCCATAATTTTCTTCTAAAATTTGTTTTATATCTTTCGTAATATTTTTCATTTTGTATAGTTTAGTTTGAGTTGCTTTATCATCCAATGCTAATAATTTATATTCCCGAGTAGTTGTGAATTCAAATATAACGCCATACTCCTTTTCATATGATTTTATGTATTTTGGATCCATATTTTTCACACCAAAAAAGTAAAACTTACTCGGGTCTAATCCATTATTGTTAATAATATCATCCTCGTTTTTTGTAGCCTTAAATAAAGGTAATCCTTCTGGTACTATATAATAATATATTCCATTTTCTTCTATCTTTTGTATTGTATTATTATCAAATGGATTCGAATTCATATATAAATATCATTATATAAAATTTTCATCTGACATAAAAAATTGATTATAACTATACATAATGTATATAATCAATTATATTTGATTCGGATAACATGCCAAACTGGTGTTATAATTCAGCTACATTAACATGTCCTTCAAAAGACGTATATGATAAATTATTAGATGCAATAAAAAACGATAAATGGTTTGAAACATTCGCACCATTAGTAGAGAGTAATGAAGATTCGGATAACGGATGGAACTATGAAAAGGCAGTTGATACATGGCATACTAAATGGTCTCCACAAGATTTAGAGATTGGAAACGAGGATGAAGCAAGTTTAACAATTGATTTATCATTTGATACTGCATGGACTCCACCAACTGGTGTATATAGTATAATGAATAAGAACTTTTCAATTGAAACTACTTCTTATTATTATGAATTAGGATGTGAATTTTTCGGAAGATGTATGTATGCAGGTGAAGGCGAGATGGATGAAATATTTGACATGCCATCTAATAAAGAAGAATTAGCCGAATTACAAAAACAGATTGGAAGTGAATTGAACGAGTTTATGATCCCTACATGGGAATGTCTGGAAGAACAATGGGAAGATGAGGACGAAGATGAGGACGAAGATGAGGACGAAGATGAGGACGAAGATGAGGACGAAGATGAGGACGAAGATGATACGGTTGATGATACCGAATAGATTTTATAATTCGATTGGAACAGCATAAATCTTTTTAATATAATTTTCAGCATTTTTCGATACAGTTTCAAGAGCATAATCATGATATTTAATTATTTTTGTTAAATGAAACAAAGTAGCAGTTTCAATTCGAGAATCAATATCAGCCTGTGTAATTCTAGGAGATGTATCAACTGGTATTTTAAACCCAGGAATATTCAAAATTTCTTTCTTGACAGCATCTAATTTCAATTCTTTTACTTTATCTAAAAAATCTTTTTTCATATTCTCATCGGGAACAATAACTGAATCAGATGCTCGTTGAAAACGATTTGCTAATTCCATATTACGGTCGCCTTCCCTTCTTCTATCATCTCTTTCACGTCGTAGTCGGTCGCGTTTTGACCCAATATAATAACGTGAACTCTTATCCGAACGGTCAGCAGCAGCATATCTTTCATTTGCTGCATTTCTATAACGTTGTGCAGTATTACTTAAATTAATCTTGTGCTGTTTTATACGTTCAATATCATCCGCTTTTTCTTGGTACTTTTTTGCATTGTCTAATATTGTGGGAATATCCGTCTCGGGTTGATCCATTATTGGGCGAGCTGGGTAATTCATTATTTTTGTTAAATCATCTTTCATTGGTTTTATCAAAGAGCCATCCATCAATTGTTTCAATGTTTTACTAGGAACATATTCATTTTTTGTCAAAATTATTAATTCCTTGTCTTGTTTATATAGAATTGGATAAAGTCTTTTAATATTATTTAAAATACTGTTTTTTGGATTCATTTTAACCTCTATCGGTTTATATGCTGGATCGTAAATACTCATTGCTTTCTCATGTTTTTGAACATTCGAATAAACTTCAAATAAAATTATCATTTTATCCGAATCCGAAGTTTGTCTAATATCCTTAACCATTTCGGGCATAGGATTCATGTAATCAACAAATCCTTCTTTCGAATTTGTTGAAATTCCTATAGAAAAAATTATGATTAATACTAGTAATAATATTATAATGGGTTTTATCATATCTACTATATGTATACAAATTTTTTGTATAGTAATATGCATATAAAGGTTTATCCATATATAAAAATAGTCTATCCCTACATAAAATAAAATAAATGTGTGGTATTTTTGCATTACTAAATAATGAAAATTCTATTCCAGACGAATTGATTAAAAGCCAATTTGAAAAAGGCAAAAATAGAGGTCCCGAGTTCTCAATATTACAGAACGTATCATTAAAAACAAAGTTTGGATTTCATCGATTGGCAATTAACGGCCTAAATACTGAATCAAATCAACCTATAAAAGTTAATAATATAACTCTTATTTGTAATGGAGAGATTTATAATTATAAAGAGTTATATGGTTTATTACCAGACGTGAAACCTAAAACTGACTCGGACTGTGAAATTATAATTCACTTATATGAAAAATTTGGAATAGAATACACATTGAAAATACTCGATGGTGTATTTGCGTTTGTACTTTTGGATGATAATTGCAATGCAGTAGAAGCTAAGTTATTTGTAGCAAGAGACCCATATGGTGTAAGACCATTATATTTCTTAAAAAATAAACTTTTTGGTACACAGAACACAAATGAAAATATATTGGGATTTGCATCTGAATTAAAAGTATTGTCTGGATTATGTAATAATACTGTAAAAATAGAAAATGCATATGATATTGATCAATTTCAACCGGGAACATATAGTGAATATTATTTTACTCATAAAGTGTTATCTTATTGGAAGCCATTAAAAGAAAATGTGAAATATCATTCAACTGGATTCACTGAACTAATTAGTTTTGATAGCACATACGATCATGCAAATGAATTAAACGACATCCTAAAAAACATCCAAAAATATTTTCGATTGGCCGTTCAAAAAAGGTGTAGCAATACCGAACGTCCGATTGCATGTTTATTGTCGGGAGGGTTAGATAGTAGTTTAGTAGCCGCTCTAGTGTGTGAATATCATAAAAAGAACAATTTACCTATGATAGAGACATATAGTATAGGATTAGCCGATTCAGAAGATTTGAAATACGCAAAATTAGTTGCAGAACATTTGGGAACAATTCATACAGAAATTGTATTGACGGAAGAAAATTTTGTAAATGCTATACCTGAAGTAATATGCACAATTGAGAGCTACGATACGACAAGCGTTCGCGCAAGTATTGGTAATTATCTATTGGGTAAATATATTTCTCAAAACAGTAAAGCCAAAGTAATTTTTAATGGTGATGGGTCGGATGAATTGATTGGAGGATATTTATATATGCGATCTGCACCGAATGCCATTGAATTCGATAAAGAATGTCGCCGGTTATTAGATAATATATACGCATTTGATGTCCTTAGATCAGATAAATGTATATCATCTCATGGATTAGAACCAAGAACTCCATTTTTGGATCGTGCTTGGACACAATATTATATGTCTATTCCTCCACAATATCGATATCATTCAGGGGAATTGTTTGCAAATTACCCGCAATATAAAAGCATGGAAAAGTTCTTATTACGATTGGCTTTTTCATATGAACGCAATGAAAACACACATTTACTACCCGAAAGCGTATTATGGCGAACAAAAGAAGCATTTAGTGATGGCGTGAGTGGACAAAATAAGTCATTATATACGATTATTCAAGAACATATTGATACAAAGGTGGATAATTTAAAAAATTTAAAAACAAAATATGATATGATGAAAGAAAAAATCGATTGTATAAATGCACCAACAACGTCCGAACAAATATATTATCGTATGTTGTTTGAAGAATATTATCCTGGGTACGCAAACGTACTTCCATATTTTTGGATGCCGAAATATGTTAATGCAACAGATCCAAGTGCTAGGACTTTAGGAATATATAGAGATGCAATGATGTAAAAGTTAAAAAAAATTATATAATATTAAAGTATATTTATAATATTATATAATTTACCTGCGTATGTCTAGTATACCTGATAATCCTGATAGTTATATAAAGAATCCTACTGAAATGGGTATTACAGATAAGGGTGATGATAGATCAATGAATAAGACATTGTCTGCATTCAAACAATATAACAATGCTTTATATTCTGGAAAAACTACTGCTTTTAAGGTAGATACTAAAGGAGAGCCATTAGGGAATCGTTATTTTGCAAAAGTAAGTGGGGTTTATAATGAAGACGGTGAAAAGGTAGATAGATATGTATCGGTCGATAATATGAAATATCCAAAAGATGTAGACCGCAGATTTAATTTACAAAATACTGGTTTGTTGCATTCAGCAAAGGCTACTGTTGATAGTATTAACCCATATTCTTTATTAGATAGTGATAAAATGGTAGAAGTAGAAATGAAAAGTAATGCAGATGGAGATATAATTAAACAAACAATTGGTATAGGTGATTATAAGAAAATGGATTGCACTGCTTTTCCAAATCGTTGTAAAGCGTATAAAGGAAAAAGTGGGTGTGAACCATGTTTTGTTAAAGAAAAGGTTAAAGAAAATATGCATGACATGAATGATATGAATAACAAATTGTATTATCATGATATTGGAATATCGCGATCATATCCATTATATTTATACAATATTAGCGAAACCAAAGATGTTTATGAATATGATTCTTCAGATAAAGATTCTGTTACAGAAATGGATGATGGTTCAGATGCCGATGACGATTCCGGTAATAATAATAATAATAAACCAAATATAAACAAATCCGTTTTAACGGTTTACTTAGGTGGATTAACTGTAGTAGGATTATATATTGTTTATCGTTTTTTGAATAAACGCAAATAAATATTTATATTCTAATTTATATTCTGTATCTTTTATAAATTTCAAGCGCGACTAATCCACCAAATACTTGTGATAAAATAAATGGAATTAAATCATATACTGGTATTTTATTTAATGATACCATTACAACTGTTATTGCTGGATTAAAAAACCCACCTGATACATTTACAGATAATAATATTAGTAATGCTAATGATGCACCAATTGCTAAAGGATTGCCTGTAGCTAAAATTACATAGACAAAAAATGCTGTTCCTATAAATTCAACTAAATATTTGTTCATTTTATTATATATATTTATATATGATAAAAAATTAACGACGTCTTACATGCATCAATGGAACGTAATCTCCATTATTACGGTCGCCGCCATTTTTCAAATCGTTGTAATTTTGATTCATAGCACGCTGTTTTCTGTATCTGATGTAATCAGATGAATCTGGTACAAAACGTGGGTTGCAAATAGATGCAGGAACACCAGTCGCATCACAACGTTGAGGGATAGAACCAATTATACCCTTCATACCAGGTTTATCAGCATTAACTTGGTTTGATCCGCCACAAGAATAATTTTGTCTGTCTAAAAAATCACCTAAATTGTTAACAGCGCGAAATTCACCAATGACTCTTTTTCTGCCGTTGTAGGTTCCTGTAGCATATGCGGTATTCCAAGCACTACGTACAATTCTGCGACTCATTGCTTGCTCGGAACTTCTATAATTAGTAACTGTTTGTTGTGCTGAAAATCCATTATATGGTCCACCTAAGTTTGATTGTGAAGTATTTGACATAGTGTTATATATACAATTATAAGGATATTTTTCTCAGGGATTTTACAATTAGTAAAAAAATAGATTATTATATGAATAGATCTCTAAACAAAAATTACATAAGGGAAACACGTTAAAAACATACAAAAAGAAAACGTATAATATATCAATTTTTTATCCAAAGTTATACATATGGAAGACACTGAACCAAATGAAGAGACAAATATGATTCAAAAATCAACGAATCAACATGTGGATAAACTTACTTTAGAACTGTTAATAAATAAGAGTCAATATAATAAATATTTAGCTAAGTCTGACCCCAAAATGTATGAAGAAAATATGGATCATCATCGAAAAATAAATAAATACAAGGAAAAAATAATGAAAATTACCAATGATTATTGCAATAATCCTAACACACAGATTACAACTCATCTAGATGATATGTTCAATGATTATGTAAGAAGTTGTATTCAATATTTTGAAATGAAAGAATTGGAAAATATCGACGATTCTTCTTCAAATAACGCAGACGAAGATACTTTATTTATGAATATAGATGAGAAACACGATAATGCCAAAGAACCGACCAAATCATTTTGGGGCAAAGGCGCTAGAAAAACGAATTATATGAATTCTGACTTGAGAGCTTTTTCAGGAAAAAGGTGAAAACCGCGATTTGTCTTGAGAATGTGTAAAAAATTGAAATGAAAAAATAATAAATATTTACATGCATAAAGTACCATAATTATTATAATTATCTTCTAAATTCTCTTCTAAAATGCAAACCAGATCCGGAAACGTTTATACATACAATCTAGCCCGCCCTACTTTGGAAAAAAAAGTAGAACCAAAGGTGGAAAAAAAGGTCGCACCTAAAGTGGAAAAAAAAGTCGCACCAAAGGTAGAAAAAAAAGTCGCACCAAAGGTGGAACCAAAGGTGGAACCAAAGGTGGAACCAAACGTAAATAATAGTGTAAAAACATCAATTAATTCTAGAGGACAGTGTATAGTAAGTGTTAATGGCTCGCGTTTAATAAGTGGTTTCCTAAAGCCATGCGGAATCTCAGATGAGCTTGCCAAATTCTTAAATGTACCAGTTGGAAGTCTAATGGTACGCACTGATGTAAGTAAGTTAATCAATAACTATATTCGAGTGAATAATCTTCAAGATCCAGCTAACGGTCGTATAATCAATCCTGATGCAAAGTTTCGTAAGCTTCTGAATATAACCCCTGCCGATGAACTTACATACTTCAACCTACAAAAGTACATGAAACACCACTTCATACGAAACGAATTAACTCTCCAAGATGAGAAGCGAAACGAACTATTAAAAAAGTATTGAGAATAAACATTTTTGAAAAAAATTTAACCAAAAAATACGTATAAAAATATAAACCGTAAAAGGGGGTGTATATATTACACCTTTTTTTCATTTCAACTGCCTATTACTTTTGTTGTATATCAAAATAAATTCCTTCGTCTTGACCCTCTGGTTTGGAACTAATCATAATATATTTATCATTTTCTTCAAAATTTTCTTCTTTATATTTGTTTATTCTTTTACAATCATAATGTTTGTTTAGGGGTGCTTTTAATTTCATAATATATGGATATTGTTTCAATAGATCACACTCAAAAATGTAAAATATATCATATTTTTTGTTTACACTTAAAATTCTTTTAGCATCACTTCCTGTTGTAGAATAAGCAATCCATCCGTAGTGTTTACTTTCAAATAATACTATATGTTTTTTTAGCATTATACTAAATTAATAATTTATATAATTTTATATAATTTTCATTGAATATATAAACGAATCAGCTTTTTTAGTAAAAACGTCGATTTGTCTTGAGAATGTATAAAAAATTGAAATGAAAAAATAATAAATATTTACATGTATAAAGTACCATAATTATTATAATTCTCTTCTAAAATCTCTTCTAAATTATCTTCTAAAATGCAAACCAGATCCGGCAACGTTTATAGATACGATGTAGCTCGTCCTACTTTGGAAAAAAAAGTGGAACAACCAAAAGTCGCACCAAAGGTGGAAAAAAGGGTTGAAAAAAAGGTGGAACCAAAGGTGGAAGTCAAGGTTGAACCAAAGGTAGAAGTAAAGGTAGAACCAACACTAAATATCGCAAGAGAATTTGCTAGAGTAAGTACTTTTGATAGAAGACCAAGTGGATTTATAACGCAAAGGAGAATCTCTGATGAGCTTGCCAAATTCTTAAATGTGCCAGTCGGAACTATGCTTGCTCGCACTCAGGTAAGTAAGTTAATCTATGGATATATTAGGGTTAACAATCTTCAAGACGCGAATAACGGTCGCGTAATCAATGCCGACGCAAAGCTTCGTAAGCTTCTTAATGCAAAACCTACCGATGAAATTACATACTTCAATCTACAAAGGTTTATGAAACCTCACTTCGCAAGAGACTAATAAAGTAGATAGTTTCTCATAAAAAATAATACAAAAATCGTTAAACATAGAAAAGTAAAAATGGTGTATATTACACCTTTTTTATTTCAAATGCAGATTTTGCGCGACGGTTTTAGACTTTTTAGTGATATAATATTATATTACAAATATATATAGTGTAATATAAAATGTATTCGTTTTTTGGTATAAAATATAACAAAAAATCAAAAAATCAAAACAAAAATCAAAATAAAATAAAAAACAACAAAACGAGAAAAATTAATAAAATGAATTGTAGCCCAGCAGTCGAAGGCAAAACAGTTGCTACAAGCAGTTGTTTGACACCTGAAATCTTATATAAAATAAAACACGCATATAATAACGATCATTTAACCGAGCAAATTACAACTACAAACCCATATGAAATATGGAATGAACTTAAAAATAGATTAACTCTTTGCCAAAAAGAGGATTGTTGGTTAAAACAAATCGATGATATTGAAGTTCGCGAAAATATTTATGCGCATATTTTTGCGCCAAAACAGCCACCTGAATGGAAAGAAGATAAGAACGCATGGCTTACTAATTTTGATATTATGGATGTTCTCGAACAATATGAAGACAAGTATAGGAATTTTAAATTGATTGGAACCACATTCATTGACTTTGATTCTAAGATGAAACGCATTGATCGTTGCGTAGAAGAAGAATTGTGCAAATTTTCATTAAAAGAACATATTAATAATAAAATTACGAAAATCGGAATTGTATTTAATTTAGATAAACATACACAGGGCGGATCACATTGGGTATCCATGTTTATTGATATCAAAGAACAAATCATTTTTTATTTTGATAGTGCTGCCAACAAAACGCCAATAGAAATGCAACGTTTAGTAAAACGTATTATGGACCAAGGCAAAAAATTAAAGAAACCAATATATTTCAAATATTATGAAAACTACCCGCTAGAACATCAAATGGGAAATACTGAATGTGGTATGTATAGTTTATTTTTCACAATTACCATGATTACAGGAAAAACAGACGGCGTTAAATTTAAAAATACACAAGAAAAAATCGATTTTTTTAAAAAACATAGAATACCAGATAAATATGTTGAAGAATTAAGAAGTCGTTATTTTAACCCTTAATTTCATGATATTTACCTTCTTCACCACACATATGATCGTATGATCTTGATATAGAACAATCAGTATATGGTTTACTCTTATTTTTTCCATTCACTAAAAAATAACGAGTGTATTCTTCGTTTGGAAACAACAAACATTTACCAAATTCACTAAAAGTAAAAAAGAAATCTTTTGTATAATATTTACACTCAATGCATATTTTTGGTTTAATTTTGTGTTTCAAAATTGGCGATACAGTATCGATAATTTTAACAAAATTCTTCATTTTTATTATTATTGAAGATTTTTTTATATAATTTATATATAATGAAAACAACAAATAAAAATAGAAAATATAAAAAAAATACAAATAAGCGTAGAACTATAAAAAATAGTAAAAAAATGAAAAGAACAAAAAAAACGAAAGGCGGTGATTCTATTAATATAATAGCATATGAATCTTTACATAATCCTAAGACATATTTATATAAAGTAGTATCAGAAAGAGATTTTCCCAAAACAGTGTTGGATACGATGGTATATAAACCGGTTCGCGATGTAGAAGAGTCATTGGCTGAATTAAACCATAGTACACGTCTAAGTAAAGATGATTTTGTGAAATATCCGAACACAACAAATGAAACCAAAATAAATATAAATTATCCTTTAGACCGAAAAACGTATTCTACTTCTACCGTCTAGTACTACCGTAAATACGAACAATTATACAATAATTGAAATAGACATAAAATATATATTATATTGTATATAATATATGTATTTCACGTACATTGCATTTTTTATAGCAATAATTCAAATATATAATTCAATGCCTCGGCGGGTTGTTGGTATTTTACCCAGACTTACTTTTTCCAAAATAGTGAATAAAATAGAATATACCGCGAATCAAATTATTATTCATAACCATGAAAAAACACAATCTACAAATTTCAATGATAAGCAAAAAATGTTCTATTTGGAAAAAAATGAATTTATTAAAGATAAAAAAATGATATCAATTTCTCCTGCAGGATTCAAAGGGTTTTATTTATTAGGCATTATTACATACATTAAAGAACATTACGATTTATCAGAATTCATTTTTTCAGGTGCATCTGCAGGAGCATGGATTTCAATATTATTATCATACAAAGGAGATACTACAAATCTATTTTCAAGGATTGTAGGAGAAAATATGGTTTTTCCAAAAGATTTAACTATCCGCGAATTTGAACAAAAGATAAAAACCAATATATTAACTAATTTTAATGAAAGTGATTTTGATTTAAGGCGTGTATTTATTGGCGTAACTACAGTTAATAACTTTAAAGTGCAAACAAGTATTTATTCAAATTTTAATGGCATTGAAGACGCGTTAGATTGTTGCATTGCAAGTTCACATGTACCATTTATTACTGGTGGACCTATTAATAAGTACCATGATATTATATCGTTTGATGGTGGATTTAGTAAATACCCGTATTTAGATATAGTTAAATCTTCTTTGCATATTACGCCTAGTATATGGAGACCTGACGTACCTACAAAGTATATTAAAAAAATTAGCGATTATACAACTCTTTTATCCAAAGATAAGTACAATTTTATGGAATTATTCGAAATGGGTTATAATGATACCAAGAATAACGCAAATGTATTAGATACTCTATTCTATAATTCCCCGAGTACGGATTTTATTTATGAAAAATAGAAAAAATAGAAAAAATATATAGATAAATAATTTTATGTAATATAATAAAAGTTATATAAAATTATTTCGCGGATGGCTCTTTATATAAATGAGGGGAACCAACGGATTTTATGGAGCACAATTAAAAGTTTGCCTGTGTTTACTCGTAATATTGCAGACGAAGAGAAGGCTATATGGTTCAAAGAAATAATTGGTTATATGTATGAAAAGAATAAACATCGCAAATTAACGAATACTCAATTACAAGAATTAAACAAAGATACGATCAGTTATATGATTAGAGAACTCCAAACTATTCAACACAATAGATCACATGTTGAATCATATAGTAATAGTAGTTTAACCGGTAGTTTACAGTCATCTAATATGAACATGTTGTCCAAACCCAACCCTTTTCTAGAACCATCCGCATCTCATCGAATGGAAAGCAAATCGGAATCATATTCTAAACAATTTTTAGAAAGACAGAAAGAGTATGAAGATATGAATCGCAAAATAGAACCACCTCGTCCTGTATTTCAAGAACAAGTCGAAGATGGTGCAATTGATAACATGGAAGAATTAGTTAAACAACATTTAAAACAGCGTGAATTAGATATTGAAAATATTAAGCAGGTTAATTATGATGTTCCGCAAAAAAAGTCGATTAAAATTGTAGATGATAAGATATTTATACCTACAAAACCAATTGATTTGCCAATTGAAGAATTATCTGATAATCTGCAACCAAGAAAATCAGTTAGATGGAATATGGAAAATTCGAATAATAATGATAATTACGATAGTGGAAGGCAAGAAATAGATAATTTAAAAACGACACTAAATACTCTTACTGATACAATTAGTAATATGCAAAAAGAATTAAATGAATTAAGAAAAAAAGTTAACGAGCAGTATATAACTAACGTAGTTAAAAATGATATTGTATCAAAAGTAAATTATGCCCATACTATACAACACGATGGTGTTGCAGAACCAAAAAATGTTTCAAATCAAAACAATATAGAAGTTATTAGTCAAATTATATAAAGTTGAATCAAAATGACTATTCCAAAAATAATACATCAGCTATGGATAGGTCCTAAACCCATGCCTTCGAAATTTATGGATACATGGCGAGATAAACATCCAGACTATGAATATATCCGATGGACTGAATCTGAAATTGCTAGACGCGGGATTCAATTCGAATGCCAGCGCCATATCGACCGCATGTCCGAAATAAATGGTAAGGCCGATATTATGCGTTGGGAAATATTATATCATTTTGGTGGTATTTTCCTAGACGCAGATTCTATTTGCATAGAACCATTTGACGAATCTTTTTTATCAAAAGATGCATTTGCTGGATTTGAAAATGAAAATGTTCGCAAGGGATTAGTAGCTACAGGAACAATGGGGTTCACACCAAAACATCCACTGTGTAGAGCGGCAATCGATTGGATGCTTACAAACGATAGTTGTCCGGAGACATGTGGACATCGTGCTTGGTATACTGTAGGACCAGGATTACTTACTCGATTACTTGAAACTGGAAAATATTCATCTTTTATGGTGTATCCAAGTTATTCTTTTTTACCTATACATTTCACGGGAGATAGATACAGTGGACATAAAAAAGTATATGCATATCAAGAGTGGGGTTCTACAAAACAAAATTATGAAATTATGAATCATATTGAATTGCCCGATGAATTTAAAGACCCATCTGAATGGGTTTCTATATTAGTATCTAGTTATAATACCAAACATATGTACATACATGAATGTTTAGAATCCATCAAAACCCAAGTAGGGCATTTTGGGATAGAATTAGTATGGATCAATGATGGTTCGGATCAATTATCTACACGATTACTCGAAGCTGAACTTGATAAATTCAAACAAACAACGCGATGGACAAAAGTTGTATATGAAAAAATGTCAACTAACTGTGGTATAATTGTATCGTTGAATAGAGGTATTGAATTATGTTCAAATGATATTATTTTAAGGATGGATTCAGATGATATTATGCATCCTGATAGAATCAGCAAACAATTACAATTTATGAAATCACATCCTGATTGTGTGTTATGTGGTTCAAATGTTCAAATGTTTTCTGAAAACCCCCAAACAAATACGAAACAATTTCTACAAACTACAAACCATCCTCAAATCATTACATGGGATGGGTATAAAACTATGAAACCACATTGGTTTATGAATCACCCAACTCTATGTTTTAATAAAAATGCGATTGTATCTATTGGCAATTATAATACTGAAATGATTCTATGTGAGGATTTTGAATTGGAGTTGCGTGTATTAAAAAAATATGGCGTCTTATATAACATTCAAGATCCTCTTGTATATTATCGTATTCATCCAAATCAACTTACATATAACGGTAGATCTAGTACAAGTGAATTAAATAACAAACGATTCGAAATAATTGACCGCATTATCAATGCATAAAAACTCGTAAAAAATATTATATTATACCCATTGTAAAATATAATATAGACCTCTAGATATACAATCATTCTTTTTTTGTAGTATCAACATTATTACATAAATGTTTAGGTCTCTTCGTAAGTATATATTCGCCACATGGACCACAATGGTCTTCATTTGATAAGTCGATTTTTTTATTCATCTTTTTTTTACAGTAGTCAATATTCCATCTTCCCAATATTCTTGGCGGTTCGTTTTTTATAAACTGTTTTATAGATTTTATTATGAATCTCATACTTCCTTTTACTATAATAACATAATATGTATATTTATTTTTATGTTATTTTAGTTTAGATATTCTATCATTCTATTTGCGTCTTATCTAAAACTGTTTCTTTCGATATGTTTTTAATAATCTTCGGATAAAACGACTCACGATTGTATCCAGCCATTGTATTTTTTGTCATAATTAAGCATTTTTCGGAGAACTCGGAATTAATATCTTGATATTCAGGATTCGATTCTTTCCATTCATTCAATACACCAATTCCTTTATAGCTTACATTTTGTATAGCTTTATTTAATTTTTCTTCCGAGTCTTCTTTCGTCCACTTGTTATCATATTTAACATATAATGTTTCGCGCTTTGTATCAGTACAATGTATTGGTCGTTCATACACGCTTAATTGTTTCATATTATCCAATATTATCTTTGAAATTCCATCTACAAATCCTAATTCTGCATTGTTCTCCAAATCCATATGAGATACTTCAATGTTTTCTATAAATTCAGGTAAGTTAATCGCATCCTTGCATTTTTCGTTCAAAAAGAAATTAATATTAAACCGATGATTGTTAACATTTCCATGTATTATATTACTTGTATTGTTATTTGATACTGAACCTATGTTTTTATTTGATTCAATGATCTTTGTATTTTGTTCTACCATAACTTTAATCAATTCTTGGGTTTGTCCTACAAAAAAATTGCGCAGTTCTTTGTTCTCCACTAACATTTTATTTATTACATCCAAATATACCAATGTATCTGGTTTCGCAGTTTCTTCGTTATTCGCTGGCTCTTTACTTATATTATCTTTATTGTGAGCAATTTCATTAACTATGTGAGATTTACTTAAAAAATGTTTATTTAATATTGCCTTTTTGTTGAAGGAAATATTACAAATTTCACAATCGAATGTGTTCGGTTTCTTAAGTTCTCCAATATTCATTTGATGTTTATTTGTTCCAAAATGACGTTTCAAATCTTTTTTACTACTATATTTGATATTACAGACATTACAATATAATTCTTCACAATTCAATTTAGAATTTGTAATATGTCGTTTAGTTAATAAATGTCTATCATAGTTATCTTTTCTTACAAATTCTACATTACATAGAGAACATTGATATTGATTTCCTCTTTTTTGGGGGTCATTTTCGGCATAATTTACTCCAGTATTATTACCCGATTCGGTTATTTTTTTGGGGTATTTTTCGGAGGTACTTTTTTCATTTTCGTTTACGTTGCATGTTTTTTCACTGCATTTATCATAACATAATTTTTGTTCGGAAAATATCACCTCATTTTTTCTCCTAAATATTTCACCCATTTACAATAATGTCCGATTTTTTTTTGGCCAAAAATTGAGGGAACCCGTTTTTTGACCATTTTTCAAAAAAAATGTTATGATAAGGACCATTTGTAAAATAACCAGTATATTACCATGTATGGTAAGAACTCGAAAAATGCCAATTTTCTGAAAAAATGGAAAAAAGTCCTTGGAAAAGTATTTTCATAAAATAAAAAAAGGACATTTTAAAAATGTCCATTTTCAAAAAAATTCTATTAATAATAGACCCTACTTTTTTACTATGGAGAACTTGATTCTATAAAAAATACCCGGTTTTTGATTGTTTCAACTATTTTTTATGTAATTCTCAGAAAGTTGGAAAGTACCTGTTTATTTTTTTCTTCGTACTCCATGGTTTTCAAACTTGCATTGTATTGTTTTTTCATTATCATCTTCTCATGCTCTTTTTGTTGCATTTCAATCATTTTTTCTGCCTGTGTTTTTTCCAATGGCGTAAGATTCTGATTGCCGCGTTCTCTCATAAAGTGGTCTACTGAACTATACTGTGGAACCTTTTGGAAATCTTTTTCGCTTACTGCTAATACGGTTTGGTCTTTATGGACTTTTCTCAAATCATCGTATTTCAATTTACTAAATGGATCGCATACTACATACGAATTATCATCTTCGTCATCGTATATATTGGTTCCACTTCCACTATTTAATGATTGCACGCCTTTATATTGTACCATACCCATACTGCGCTGTTTAATGGTATCAAATACTTGTCCCATGTTTTGGGTAGATACCTTTTCATTTATATCAAATATAGGGTCTTCTTTCTTAAACCATTCATTTCGTTTAGGATCGGGCGCGGTTTTCATATTTTGTTCGAACATTTCATTGAATTTATTTTGAAATTCAGTTTTTTTCATATTTTTTATTACTTCATTCACCTGTTTGGATTTTTGCTGAGATGTATTCATTGGTGAATATTTAACCTCTTCTGTAGGAACTGTGCGATTTTGACGTGTTTTTTCTTCATAAAACTGGACAATTACTTCAAATGCGCGTTTATAGAAAATGAAATAATCCGATGAGAGGCGCGATTTATCTGGATGAAGCATTAATACCTTTTTTTTCGCACGTTTAACCCCTTCCATATCGAGGTCATATGTTAAATCAAACAATCCCAATAATTCTTCCAAAGAATACATATTTATGTTTAAATTGTGTTGACTTTGTGTTTGATTACCTGACATTATATATATTATATGTTAAATCTATTTTCTATTTAATTTAACTCGGAAATAGAAAATACATAGTATATTTAATTTTAATATTTGAAAACGCCAAATTGCGCAGGGTAATGCTTGGCGCTTATTTGTGGAACATTAGCAGCACCGCCACCACGCACCCTACGCAATGCATCTCTTGCAGTATTTGTATCCACGACGTCTTTAAACGAGGTTGGTGCGTTATTTACATTTGACATTATAGCTCCAGTTGCATTAACTCTACGATTTTTGGCTACTTGTGAAGCATCGCGATTGCCGCCAATCCATTTCTTTTGATAAACTGTTTTTGGACCATCAATAACAACTTGATTATTACTTAATCCTAAAGTCTCACGTTGTATAACAGATTTACCTTGTTGTTTTATAGCGAAATTATTAGGTGGGATATATGCTTTTTGAAAAATTCTTCGATTCATTTCAAATGAAGCATTATTATCACTAGTTAAATCTTTCATTGGCATTCCCATTTTAACATTTGATATACCATTATTAATTTCAGTTTTTGTATATGCTTGCATAATATATTTGTAGTATATATTACAAATATAATATATTTTATCGAAATCAAGTTATTTTATAGGAAAAATGTATATAAAAACTATATTTTATTATAATTTATAAACCAAAATGGCTACAGAACTTACCTTCACAGATAATATCGAATCATTTAAAACTGATATTTTACAAAATAATCCAGGATTAGTTATTTTAAAATTTTCAGCGGAATGGTGCGGCCCATGTAAACAAATTGCAGGCCATGTACACGAATGCGTTAATACATTACCAGAGAATGTACTTTTTTATGAAATCGATATCGATAAATATATTAAAGTATATGGTCATTTTTTAAATAAGAAAATGTTAAGAGGAATACCAGCAATGTTATGTTGGGAAAAACGCAATAGGACACTAATTCCAGATGATTCAGTAAATAGTTCATCTATTTCCGAAGTAAATGAGTTTTTTGAAAGATGTGTTGAATTGCTAGACTAAATTGTTGCAATGTATTTTTACTTTTTTAATCTACGTTTAGTTTTGGATTTTTTATCTTTTTTTGATTTGGATTTGGATTTTGATTTCGATTTTTTTGATTTTGTTTTTCTCTTACTCTTTCCACCCATAAATGGATTTTTATTTTGATTTTCTGACGAAACTTGCCTTTGTTGTTCTTCTTCCTCTGCTCTTTGTTGTTCTTCTTCAGCTGCTCTTTGTTGTTCTTCTTCCTCTGCTCTTTGTTGTTCTTCTTCCTCTGCTCTTTGTTGTTCTTCTTCAGCTGCTCTTTGTTGTTCTTCTTCCTCTGCTCTTTGTTGTTCTTCTTCCTCTGCTCTTTGTTGTTCTTCTTCCTCTGCTCTTTGTTCTTCTTCTGTAGTACTGTCATCTTGAAATGTAATATATGCTAATACCAATGTAGTTAATCCAATTAATCCATATGTAATTACTGGAACACCATTAATTGATGGTAATTGTATACTTGTAGCCATTTATATAATATAGATAATATATATTATATAATTATTTTATTACAAAGGTCTTGCATAACCAATAACTGCGCATGCTATTCTTTTCCCAGAATTACCTGTAATTAAACTAGCTTCATTATTACCTGTTCCTAAATCATCCGGATCTTCATGAATTATCAATCCTCGACCAATAATATTAGATTTTGATCCACGTAATTTTATTTGATTGTCTGTAAAATTATAACATGCATCGCCATTTCCATTTGCATATATATTACCTAAATCGCCCAAATGGCGGTTTTTTGAATCGATTCCGCCATGTGTTTTGTTAAATGGATTGAAATGTGCGCACATAGATTCACACTGTTCCGACATATCACCATATGTATGTATATGAAATCCATGTATTCCATTTTTCTTCAATCCAGTTATATCCAAATCGACGATTATATTCCCATCTTCTTTGTTCTCGGTAAATACAACAGTACCTTTCACTTTTTTTCCTTGGAAAACAGCAATCGCTCGCATTATAATAAAATATATATAATATATTTTTATACTTTATTACTAATTTCATTATTTTTTACCAATCTCCATGTAAGTTCAACCCTCCAGCAAATATATTCGGAGCTATGCTATCTTGATTGAATTCTTTATACTCTTCTAAATGCGCTATTTTTTCATATTGAGATACAGTATCGGACTCCAATGTTTGTAATAATTTTTGTTTTTTTTGTAGTATCATAAGTGCAAATATTATATCCATTTCCGATTTTGGCACATACGATTTTTCCATTTTATTTGTTCCAAAAACACGTCCTCCATAAATTAAATATAATGGATCCGTAATTGAATGATTTTTACTTTCATATATATACGGACGTTCATCTATTCCATAATTATAATTTCGCGATAATGGTAAATTTCGTTGATATATTTCCAATCTATCTTTTGGGGTTGATGATGGTGTTATTTCTTTAGAAAAATCATATGTATTTATTACCATACACATTAATAAAATTGAACCAATCATTTATTATATTGTTATGATATTATAATTTTATGTTATTTATACTAATAGTATAACTGGAATACATGTATAATGAAATCACGAATACCATGTGCATAAAACATAGAGACAAGCGAATCATAGATTTCAGGAATGAAACACAGACAATACCAGAAGAGTTTATAGAAAACGTACTAATATGCAAAATGATATTGGCATGTGGCGATGGTTATCTACAACCTCGGTTTGGTATACCAAATGATATACAACAAATTTTGGATTTGGATGCTTATACAAATGCAAAACAATATGTTAATTTCGATCATCTAAAAGAAGACGATTACGATAGAAAATATTTTAGAAATTATAATATATTTTGTTGTTCTTATGATTATAATGAAAAGGGATTACGCAAGAATATAGACTTTCTAATAAACCATCCAGAATTAAATATTTTGTTGTGTTTATTGGATATTACAAATGAGTCCGAACTAGCAAAATTTTCAGAATTATTTCAAAATACGATAAGAATGATTGATACAGATGATATACGAATCTATATCCCTTCGAATATAGCATATAATATTTTGATTGAAGGTGGTGTATGCTATTCATGTTCAGCTTATGCTAATAAGCAAAATTATAATAATGTTAATTTCACTATAATTTCAGACCGTAAGTACGCAAAAGTAATTTCCCAAAAAACGAATCCCAAACAAAAATAACCAAAATAACCAAGTTATCGTCAATTATTTCCAAATTATTATAGAAAATCTTACCATATCTATATGTATATATATATACATATAGTACATAAACCAATATCACTTTTACTCAACAGGATTGCGTAAAGTATACATTCTTTCCTGTTGCTTTTCAACCCATCTTGTTTTGTCTTCTGGTTTAACTGTAGTATGTTGATGTCGTTCAAATGCTTCAGGCGAATCATAGAACAGGGTAGTAGCTACTGAATTATCTGCAAATACTGGCATTCTTACCTTAAAAAATAAATCTTCATCATATGAACCTACTTTTTGATTAAATCTTGAACCAGTGATTGCATCTCGAATTTTAACACCAGGAGTAGTATCAGTAGAATATACTTCTACTTTAATGCGCTCATTATTTTCATTACATGTATAAAAGCATCTATATCCAGGATCAGACTTTTTAATATCATCTAACATCTTTTTTCTACGAGCACGCTCGCTTTTATTCACATATGATCTACTAATGATAGTTTCATCTTCATCTGATAATAAATCATGGTCAATAGCACCGTCATCTGCAACTGGATGATAAATATCGTCGTAATACATTTTAATAAAGGAAGAGAAGGGAGGTTAACTGTTTGAGTTTAACTGTTTTAAAGCTTTAACTAGCGATTGAAGAGCTGTCTTTAACTTAGATACTATATATTGCGCTGTCTTTTTATGTTGTTTCGCAAAATATATTTTGATAAATATATTTAGTAGTAGGTAAAGCGTATGTTATGTCTGTAAAAATATACTAATCTATTATAATAAGATTAGTATAATAGATTAAATGTCAAATATAGCACAAACAACAGAAGAACCAAAGTTAAATATAGAAAACAAAGGCGAAATATTATCATCGGTATATGGTGCAATTATATCACAGAAATCACAGCAAGAATATCTTAATACATATCCAATAAAAGTATCAAAGCAAAATATGATTCAATACATTTTGTCTATAATAAATTATGTAGTATTAATGCTATTTGTTCCATACAAATCGTTGTTAAATAGTGTCATATTGTCAAAAGCATATTGGATTGCATTAACTATTACATCTGCGTATCTGTTATATTATATAGTACTAACATTTCCAATAAAAAATAAATTGTATGTATCGAGCGCAATTAAAGCATGGATTATGATGTTTGCAGTATTAATATACTTTATGGTTATAAGAAATTAGAATTTACATGCAATAAGTGCAAACATTATACTATGTCCAATTTATAGTTTTGTAAGAATATATGAAGCGCTTCGCTATCAACTTCGTCTTTCATATTTAATTCGATTTCGTCCGCGTGTGGTTTTCTTCCAGCATGTTCTACAAACTTATCAACATATTTATCCAACATATCCATATTAAGTTGCATTCTATTTGCATGTTCAACTGCGTCTTTTTCTAATAAACTTAAGCGCTCTTTTTGTTTCTTTTCTTCTTGTTCTCGTTCTCTATGCAATCGTTCCAATTCCATTAATCTATGATGTTCAGTTTCTACCCTTATACGAATTCTCTCGGCAATTTCATGTTCATCAAATGACGGCATTTGTTGGATTATCTCTTCCTTGTTTTTATCTGGGTCTTCTAAATACCAATGATGACGACTATCCTCTGCACTTACAATAATATTACATATATCAGGTTTGCGTAATTTTTCGAAACGTTCTCGTTCTTTAGTTCCAACTCTACCTTGAAATGTAGAAGTAAACTCAGCAATTGCATTCGGTGTAATCGCTGGACTTGTTTCCATCAAACGGTCATATTCCATACGGCATATTTTTAAAAATGAACCAGCTTCAGTTCTCTCTGCCGGATCTTTTGATAATTCTATACGAATATTACGCGCAAATTTATCCCATGAAATTGCTGAAACCCGATGTGCTTCATTTAATTCAGAAATTTTCAGATACTGTTGAATTGTAGTAAGGATACCAATGGCGATATTAATACTACCAATTACCGCAGGAGCAAATGCTTGCAAACTTGTAGGCAAACTAGCTTGCGCGAATGATGCTGTACCACTGATAGTTGATAAAGTAATAGCTGGTATAGTAAACCACGCGTGAGCGACAGATAATTTACTATGGCATTTTGAATGCAACCATTTATAACATTGAGCCGTATCACACCATTCGACTAAAATGGTTTCGTTTTCATTCGACCATTTGATAACTTTTCCGGACGGTCTTTCAGTAGCACCACTTGCAGATGTAGTTTTGTTTTCATTCACTTCTGAACCAGTTTCACTTGTTTTTGGTTTATTTTCCATATTCAAATACAATATATACAATATATATAATATAAATAGAATAGAATAGATACTCGGTTAAATAAAAATAAATTATTTTTCTAAAAATAACGCGCGCAAATAACAATTATTATACAAAAATAATTGTTATTTAATCAATTCTCTTAGCAGTAATCGATATATTATCTTGTATTGGTAGATCTATTGTTGCATCAATCGCTGGATTAGACTCTTCAGATACTTCAACTGCCACGTTATTTACTGAAGTTTCATCTATATGAGATGGATTAACAAAATCATCCAATGTAATGCTTTTTTGGATGTTATTATCAGATATATCTGATATATTTGATACATGCGATTCTTCTTTTGTTTCATCAGGTTGTGTATTGATACCAACACTAATGTGAGAAGATGAATTTTTTTTACTTTGCAATTCAATAACTTCTTCTAAATTCTGAATAATCGTCTCACTACCACTCATCAATTTTGCGGATTCTTCCAATAAATGTTCAATTTCAATATCGGTTGTTTCTAATAAATCAACGTTTTCTAAATCAAAGACATCGGTATTGTTATTACCATACATACGTGTTATACTGCGATGATTGATGAGTACCTCATCTTCAATATCGCGTATAAATCCGTCCATTTTAATTAATAATTTTGTCAGATACGTTTTTTGTGAATTATGATAAAATGCCATGTAGTTGGAATATAATCCAATCTGTTCTTTGATTAGTACGTTCTCATAAGATAGAGTATTTATAAAACTTGTAATGGAGAACCCAGCATGAATTCTATCATTGTGTTTGTGGATATTTTTCTGATTGGATACATACAACATATAAACCTCATTTATTACAGCTAATATATCAGCGTGAATTTTGATTACATCTTCTATTTTGTATTCTAGAAATGGTTCTAAATCTTTGTATATAGGAAATTGTTCTGATTCGCGTACTAATCCTGGAACTTGGATATTGTTCTCCTTACACTGCATCAAAATAATATTGAATAATTTATAATAATCGCCATATATACGATTATGGATTAACGCACACATACGATGAAACTGTTCCATCTCTACATGGAGAACTTTATATTGGAAATAGAAGGAATCTAAGCAAAATAGAAAGATTTTCTTTGAGTTATGTTTTACTAGTTCATTGTATTGCTCTTTTAATTGTTTTAATTTTTCATCTAGAGCATTCTTTTTATTCATGATTTCAGTACTTAAATGAATAATTTCATTGAATTCACCTTCCAATCTAGATATATTGTGCATATTGTATAAAAACATGGGAGTTTTATTATATTATTTATTCATATTTTATTATGTATGAAAAATTGAAATAGTGTAATAAATGAAATAATCAATCCCAGATAACAATAAAAAAGAGCTAAGTCTTTTTATATTTTTAATTTTTGGGGGTTTATGCAAATATGATTACAAATATGAATAAATAAGACAAACTGCGTTATAACATGTATTCTCTTCGCATTTGTGTAAAGCACGACGAACGAATAAACCACGTTCTTGTAAATATTTTTCAGCATATTTAATTACTTTTGTAATAGTCGGTTTCATGATACGAACAAGCCCTTTGGGAACAGCTGGGTCAGTTAATACTCTATTACCTGCATCTATATATGTTCTCATAAAAACGATAGTATATTCTTCTTTTGCATATGCATGAAACAATTCTTTACTTGAATAAATGAGTTTATACAACTCTTTTATGTTATTTGCTTTTTCAGTAATATTTTCAGTCGGTTTATTTGCCAATAATACTATTTGTTTTTTAGTTTCTATATATCTACGCTGATCTCTTTCATAAATTCTATTGCTGCGACGACAAGCCATGGTTAATTTAAATATTTGAATAGTACATTAATATATACATAGTTGTATATTTTCAGTAAAATAAATCAATTTTGTATGAATTCAAGACAAAATCCTATATTGAAATTTATTATATATGCGCGTAATACAAATTAAAGTATTTTTCTACAATACTATATAAAAATTTATTGTGAAAAGTTATAAAATGGCCGAAGTTATAATTCCTGAAAATTTCAAATCTATTATAGTAGATTTTACCAATGATTTATCAATTACATTTCCAGAATATTCTAATCTCTGGGATAGATGGAAAACTGGCGATGAAGCCATGTATAAAGAGTTATTCGAACACTGTTTAACAAGTTTTCCAGAACGATTTTTTGATATATTATACCAAAACGTAGAAATATTTGAGCCAACCAGTGAAACAAATACCGTTTTCTTACCAAATATTGATTTTAAGCTATTATATAATTGTCCAGATGTAAGTGAAAATACCAAAAGAACTATTTGGAAATATTTACAGCTATTATTATTTACTGTTGTAGGTTCAGTGAAAGATAAATCCATTTTTGGCGATACTGCGAATATGTTTGACGGTATTAACGAAGAAGATTTGCAGGAAAAATTGAAGGATACGATGGAAGGCATAACTAATTTCTTTGAAAATATGGGAGTTAATTTAGATGAAAATGCCGAAAATAAAGAAGCTACTGGCGGCGATTCCGAAGAACAAAAGCATGAATTCAAGTTTGATCCAAAAGAGGGAATGCCAAATATTGAAGAATTACATGAACATTTAAGAGGATTATTTGATGGTAAGATCGGAACATTAGCAAAGGAGTTAGCAGAAGAAATTTCAGGAGAATTTTCGAATATATTAGGCGAAGATTTTGCAGCAGATGGTGAAAACTCAGCACATACAACACAAGATGTATTAAAGAAAATGATGAAAAATCCAAAGAAAATGATGGATTTGGTTAAAACAGTTGGTGATAAATTAAAAAACAAAATGGATAGTGGTGAAATATCAAAGGATGAGATTATGAAGGAAGCTACTGATATTTTAGCAAAAATGAAACAAATGGGAGGTGGAAGTGAATTAAATGAAATGTTAAAGAAGTTTGCAGGCGGAATGGGTGGCATGGGTAAAAACATGCGCATTAATACAAGCGCATTAAATCAAATGACTAAAAAGGAAGAAATGAGGCAACGTATGCGAAGTAAAATAGAGGCAAAACGTCAACAAATGCAAATGTCTGCAAATGCAGCGAATGTTGTTATCGATCAAGGTTCTGGGCCAAATAACTATGTATTTAGAATGCCGGGCGAAGAACAACAACAGAGAAGTAGCGTGCCATTAACTGACGAAGAACTTGTTGCCGCATTTTCGTCATCTGATAATAATCAACCACCAAATGAAGGAAAAACGAACAAGAAAAAGAAAAATGGTAAAAAAGGAAAAAAATAAAATCTATGATGTAATAAAAAATAAACCTATATTATAAATTATAGCAATGAATTTGTTAAAATTTATAAACATTCCTGTATTTATTATTAGTTTTGCAATTGGTATTTTTGCAGTTTACATTACTACACAAGATGCTAGTCGTAAAATTTATGTATACCCTACACATGAAAATGCACATATTCTTCAATATAAGGATAAAACTGATACTTGTTTTTCAATTGTCGAAGAAGAGGTATCTTGCCCAGAAAATCCAAAAAAAATATCGAAAATTCCAGTACAAGCATAGTTATAATAATATATTATATTAACATATCATATACTATAAAATGATTAATGTTAAGAGATTAGTTAATACCCCACTTGGACGTTTTTTCATTTCTGTAATATTAGGTTTAGGATTAGCTACATTTTTTAGAAAAGTATGCAACGACAAAGATTGTATTGTGTTTAATGGACCGATTATTAGTGAATTCGATGAAAAAATATATAAATATGGCGAAAAATGCTACAAGTATTCTACGGTTCCGGATAAATGCGATAAAACAAAGAAAATAATTAATGTATCAGCGAATGACAAAGAAAAAACCCCTAGTATGCCATCCATTTTAGGAGGAAAGTAGTTAAATTGTACATTGGTTGTATATTCGTTGTATATTTATTTTTAACATGGATTCGTATAGTATATATATTTAAGTTAAATAATGGAAGGTACTACACGAATCGTTGATTTACCAGAAAACATTACAGTTCAAATGGTGCCAGGGAATGCACAATTTCAAGGCGGTAACAATGCTGGTATTTCAGGTGGATATAGTAACTCATTTGATAAACCACCAACTACAAATTACGCACCAATGAATGTACATCCAAACCCATATGGCAATTCAATACAACCAAATATTATGCCATTGCCACAGGATACGCAAAATTACGGCCAAGGTCAAGGACAGAGTCAAGGACAGGGCCAATCAAATTTTTTACCTCCAGAACAACATGCGATGTTGCAAAATATGCCACAAGTGCGTTTACCGTCCCGTGATATTCCTATGGATCAAACTAATTATCAAAATGATGAAGAAATACAGCCAAATTATATTCCAAGACCAAAACTTACAAAAGATTATGTTAAACAATATGAATATGAAACTGACGAAAATATTCGTAAACATGAGAAAGAAAAGAAAAAGGCCAACGCAATTGATCGACTTCTTTATGATTTACAAATACCAGTATTAGTATCTGTTTTATTTTTCTTTTTTCAAATGCCAATGATTAATACTATGTTTTATAAAAATTTTTCATTTTTAGCTGTTTATAATTCAGATGGTAATATTAATTTTTATGGTATTTTATTAAAAAGTATGTTATTTGGTTCTATATTTTATTCTCTACAAAAAACAGTTAACTTTTTAACTGATTTCTAGATGTTATTATGTTTCATATAATAAAATTAGTTTTATTATATGATGTTTTGCTAGGGATAATTTATTTTTTTGACTTAGTGGATTTGGTTGACTTAGTGGATTTTTTCGACTTAGTGGATTTTTTTGACTTAGTGGATTTTTTTGACTTAGTGGATTTTTTTGATTTGTTCGCGCGTTTGCTTTTTTTTCCACCAAAATTGGTTTGTCCACCGAATCCAAGTGCGAAACTATCGAGCATAATTTCGCGTATAACAGTATTCTTTAATTTAACAACTTGCAATGGTTTTCTGCAGCTGCCACCTTCAACCGGGTCTAAAAAATATTCTCCCATTAAACGGTTTGTATCCTCGTTTGCATGTTGGATGTCCCGGTTAGAAAAATTGGCCTGCTGACCGTTTGCATTTATCTGGGAGAGCGCGGTAATAACATCTTCAGTTCGCTTCTCTCTCATTTGTAAATTGCGACAGGCGGTGTTGTCGCACCATGAATCAATGATAAAGCATCTTGTTTCATCTTCGGGTAAAACATAAATGAATGAATGATGTATCGTGTACGAGAGACCTTGGGTAAGATCAATAAATGATATCATGTTGATACCTGGTCTAAGACGAACCCTGCGATTCACATCAAAGTCTTCGGTTTCAAATTTTTCGAAATAGTCGTCATCGTTCGATAACCATATATCTATTCCGGTTCGTCTGTCAGCATGATGACTCCAAATGGGAGCCATCGCTTCGTTAATTCCATTGCACATCGATTCTACAGTCATATATGCATTACCATCTGGGCCTACAATTTCTTTGCGATTCAACATGCCTGCCAACTGTTCAGTACTCGATATATGGAGAATATCAAGAAACATCATCGATATTGCCATGGTTGGAGCAGTGTAAGCACAGCAGTAAATATATTGTGTATTCGGATTACCAGTTCTTCCTCTGAATTGGCGATTCCGTTCACATGCGCGTGTCATCAACATTGCACACTCAAGCATGGATTCTTCTGCTCCCTGAACCTCCATTGTAGTCGCCGAATCTATCGTAGCAGCAATACGATTTGCCGCTATTTCTGCTGCACGTCGTCGTGCTGCATATTGTTGTTGTTGTTGCTGCAGAGGTACTTGTTGTTGTTGCTGCAGAGATACTTGTTGTTGTTGTTGTTGTGCTGCTGCTTGTTGTTGTTGTGCTGCTGCTTGTTGTCGTTGCCATTGTTGCTGCGCTGCTTGCTGCTGTTGCCACTGTTGCTGAGCTGCTTGTTGATTATTCCACTCCGTCCACTGAGTAGTAGCGAAACCATAAGGATTTTTTAGCATTTTATAACGAGCTATATATTAAATAGACATTATATTTACTGTCATTTTTTGATTCCTAAATGGTAGTTTCTGAATACTCAAAATCCATTTTAACGAATATGAGACCATTGTAAAGAGTCGTATATATTACAAGGAATAAATTACATGCATAGTGAAAAATCAATTCTATCAAACATTATGGAACGTACTATTACAGTTATATTTTGAAACATACTAAGTGAAAGATTACCTGGCAATTCAATTTGATATTTTGCATGTAATTCTTCGATATAAAGTACTAACGAATTATCATTCATTTCAATTATGGTTCCATTGAATGTATCACCAATCTCTGTACGTTGGTAAATATTATATTTTTGTATAAATTTATAGATTTTGCATTGTTTGGATTCAGCATCATTCATATATTTCACATATTTTGGAATATCTAATACTATATCTTCATTGAAATTAACCCATTTTAATAAATATTGATTTAATAGATCACATGCGCGATTCATTGGTGATGTAAAATGGGTATAATTATTACCTCCGATACCGTAATGAATATTGTTTTCATTGCTATATTTGCCGCGTGTTATGACGTCTTCCAATATAAAATACAGTAATGGTGTTTCGTATTTTTCAACAAAATCTATAATTTCTTCCCGGTTGTTTGTATCAATTGTTAGATCCGGATGGTAATGTTTAATATAATTATTCAATAATTCAAATTTATTATTTTCAGGAGTAAGATTAATCCGATAAATTGACCCGATTTCAGACGACATGATTTTATTGACATACAATAACCAATATTTAACGGCATTTTGCGAAATCGATGAAATTGATAAATCAAAATCGTTCAAATATTTTTTAATATGCATTGAACTTTCACATAATATAGACAAGTCTTGATTATACAGTTTATCAAAATCGACGAGATCATCTGCTTCTTCATATGTATATCTCATACAAGAACGAACAGTTGAATAATACCAATCGACAAATCGTATTTCATTCTCATTATAGATGAATTCCAATGTAATAGCATATGTATTTTTCAGTGGTAATATAGAACATATAAAATCAGAATAAACCTCAGGAAGCATCCCCCATTTGTTTTTTTCTCCGATGAATGAATTACCTCGTTTAATAATCGAATCAAAATTAGGATGACTGGGATTAATATAGTGTACTACATCACTTATATGAACATATATATGAGCAATATCGTCAATTGTTTGGATACTAAACCCGCGTTCACAATCATTGGTAATATCCGAATCAATAGTGAATACCGTATGGTGGGTTAAATCACGATGTTCTTTATTACCTGCGCGTGTATATATGGGTTCTTTCAAACTAGAACGGATTTTATTTAAATTGAATTTTTCTTCTACAATTGTATCAATTCTGTCGTTAATAATTTCGAGAAGTTCTCCAATTACGATATTATTTTCTTGGCTAGTAATTTTAATTTTAATCCAGTTGTTTTTTGGAATGTCATGTCTAGTTTTAACATTAACCAGTGTATTTCCTAGCTCATATACATGAACCGATAAATCATGTTCGCAATCAACATCGTTATTACTAATTACGTCATGTATCATACCAACAAACTCTTTTCCGACTATTTGATCCATATTATATAATAAATATAATAATCATATATTTATTATCTATTTTTGTTATATATTTTAGATCAGGAAACTATTATCCTTATTTTTTTTTGTTTTATTTAAGGAACTAGTTCTCTTACTATTTGTTTTTCTGTATTGTTTTGTTTTTTTATGTTTACGGTCAATGTTCTCTTTTTCAGTTTGAAACGTGTATTTTAAAAACCATTCGTCATATTCGCGCGTTCCGCGTTTATCTTTTAATTCACGATATTTTTCTACCTTTTCAGCGCGAATGTTCTCAATTGTAGGTTGTTTTCCATAACAATTAATACTAAAACGTTCTAGTAATCCACGTTGAGATAAACGGTTTGTTTGTTGTACATCAAACAAAAATTTCGCAATACATAAAATGCGGTCTTTAAAAAAATAGGGTTGTTTGGTATAATAAAATGCAAGATAAAAACTTAAAATAGTATCAATTGTAGCGATTTTAACATCAAACTCGTTGATTTTTATTATATTATAATTATGACACGCAATTGGATAATAAATAAACGCCATAGTATCTTTTTTAATACGAATTTCAAAATGTTCTGGGATAAGTTCTCCAATTGCTGCGTGTTTAACTATCTTAACATGTTTGAATCCCTTTTCTCTCAAATTTTCAATAACAATATTTGCGGTTTTTTCCGGTTCTTCTGAAATAACATCAAAGTCGGGTATTTGTTGAACTAATTGACGTTTGTTTTTTGACATATATTTTGAATATAAACTACTAGCATACCCACCAAAGAAAACAACCCCTTGTTTTATTAAAGAATCGCGAACAATATAATATAGTTTATTTGAACTTTCTGAATCGTTCTCCATTTTTCTTTGAAAATCGACATTATAGCAATTAATATTTGGATCCAATGGATAATATTTATTTAAAAGGGTTAACCGTTTTAATACCTTTTCCCAGCGAGATACATCACCCATTGGACGAGATAACTCTAAATACATATTCATGCGTAAAAAATTAGGAGGAGCATACAAAATTCCATCGACTTTAATCGCTTCTTTTTGAATAGAATCAAATATTTCTGAATGTAAATATGTTATATCCGCAATTGGAATAAAATTAACAAACACTTTGTATGTACCATAATGCATACCGGCTTTCGCTTCAACTTCGGCAAACCCTGAATTGTGATATATATCTGCCAATTCTTTCGCATCATCTAATGCATGTGAGCTATAAAAATCATAATCTGGTATTTCAATATCACGATCATAAAATTGGGCTTGTTTTGGCAGAATATTATTTATGGCAGTTCCGCCATAGCAAATATTCTGTTTTTTTCTTAAAAAATCTTCCAATATAGTAATCATTTTTTTCACTTCTTCACTATTCGCAATTTTTTCTGATATAATTTTATCATTTTCGTCAACTGCATCGCGTAAAATAGCCAGTTCACATTCTTGAAATGTCATAGATTCATTGCAATGTTCATTATTATATTTTTTTATATTTTTTGTATTTTTTGTATCAATTGAGGTAGATTCCATTATCTTATTATATAGATTGTATATAATAAAATAATATTTTTATTCGTATAACCCGATAATTACTTTTGCTGTTCCAAATATTTTAGCATTTTTGAAATAGGTACAAACGCAGTTTTATGTTTACTAAAAGCTTCTTCGTAATTCATTAGATTTGTATCATTCTCATAAAATCGATAACACGCAATTTGAACGCCATAATCAGCGACTAAAGTATCAAAATTTGGGTTTCTTAATATTCCAAATATTTGCATGCCGGATCCGGCGTCCGGTATAACCATTTTATAATTAACTGTATCTGTAGTTATTTCATCATCATGTATCAATGGAGGAGTTATTAATTGACTGGTTATACGACCATATGTGTATATGCGTAAATTATCACCTCCACTTTCCATATTCATATAATTATCAAGATTATAGCATGGTACATTTATATCCGAATTGCATTTGGGATATTTCATATATTCAGGAGAAGTGGTTTTATCTATAATAAAAATAATTTTTCCCATTACATCTGATAGTGTTGTATCGCCGGAAACTTTACCATAATATAAACGTGGTTTTAGATTAGAATCAATTATCATTGCAATTTTTTGAAATAATTCTTTGTTCTTTGTTTTGATTCTTAAATTAATAAATAATGGATCAGCTGGATTCGGTGATGGAGACATAAATGCGTTATTGGCAATTATTTTAATTACATCAATAAATTTTATTTTATTACTACTGTCTATATTCTTGTATCCAGAATCGGTTGTATATGCTACATATGGTATATTATCAATTGATAGTATTTCAAAATCTAAAAATCGTACTCCTCTAGATAATACAAAGGTAATCATATCAATGTTAAGATAATTGCCGGTTTGAGCGGTATTATATGAAGATTTAATGCAATATTCACGTAATGGTAAGTTTGCCTTTTCAATTGGACAGTTTGCGATTCCAACAATATTTTTGTTTTTATTCACGGAATTTATTTCAGAATTCTTAAATGAAAATCCTAAAAATCCTTCTTTACTCATTTGGATCTTGATATCAGCGCGTTTTTGTAATAATCGTATTAAAATATATATAGTAATGAAAATAATAATCAATATTATAATCTTTTTTAAATTTGACATTTATTTTATGTTAATATTATAATATAAATTATAGTTATATTATAATATAAAACTCATGCCAGGTGGATTACTAAATATTATTTCAGAAGGAAACAATAATGTAATATTAACTGGTTCTCCGACTAAAACTTTTTTTAATATAACATATTCTAAATATACAAACTTTGGTTTACAAAAGTTTAGATTAGATTATGAAGGTAGTCGCGATTTACGTTTAACCGAAGATTCTGTATTTAAGTTTAAAGTGAAGCGATATGCTGAATTATTAATGGATACTTATGTCGCAGTTACAATACCAGATATTTGGAGTCCATTATATCATCCATGTGAATCAACCAATGATCAATGGGCGCCATATGATTTTAAATGGATTAAAGATTTAGGTTCACATATGATTCGCGAAGTATCAATTACATGTGGTGGTCTTACCCTACAAAAATATACTGGTGAATATTTTGCATGTATGGTAGAACGTGATTTTACTGCAGAAAAGAAGAAATTATATAACCAAATGACAGGGAATATAAATGAATTCAACGACCCAGCGAATGCACATTCTCGTATAAATTCTTATCCCTCATCATTTTATTCATCCAGTTCTACTGGTTCGGAGCCATCGATTCGTGGCAGGACATTGTATATTCCTATAAACAGTTGGTTTACATTAGATAGTCGATGTGCGTTTCCACTAGTAGCATTACAATACAATGAATTAGAAATAACTGTTACAATCAGGCCTATTCAAGAATTATTTCAAGTACGCGATGTGTTTGATCCAGATAATTCATTTCCATATTTACAACCAGATTTTAATCAACCACAGTTTCAAATGTATAGATATTTACAAACACCACCTTCCGTATTTATGGATCCAAGTTATTATGAGAATAAAATAAATATATGGAACGCAGATATACATTTAATCGCGACTTATTGTTTTTTATCGAAGGATGAAGCTCAATTATTTGCAGCAAAAGATCAATTATATTTAGTAAAAGATATATTTAAATACGACTTTGAAAATGTTACAGGTTCAAAACGGGTTAAGTTAAATTCGACTGGAATGGTAGCAAATTGGATGTTCTATTTACAGCGAAACGATGTTAATATGCGAAACGAATGGAGTAATTATAGCAACTGGCCATATGGTTCTTTACCATCTGATATAGTTATAGCACCGTCTAGAATACCCGATAAATGGTATCAAGATGCATATAATATGGGTATTGTTAAAGGCCCCCAATATAACAAAGATGGTAGTATTACAGGATTATATACAACCGGTGATTATACTTCTGTGAATCAGAAAAATATACTAATTACGATGGGCATATTATTGAATGGAGAATATAGAGAAAATACACTAACAAGTGGTGTATTTGATTATATCGAAAAATACATAAGAACTCAAGGTTCAGCGAAAGAAGGATTATACTGTTATAATTTTTGTTTAAATAGTAGTCCATTTGAATATCAACCATCCGGTGCAATAAATATGAGTAAGTTTAAAAATATAGAGATAGAAATTACGACATATTCACCAGAATTTGATAGTATCAATTCAAACTTTAATATAATCTGTGATGAAGATGGAAATGCAATTGGTATCAATAAACAAAATTGGCAATTGTTTGAATATAATTATAATTTAACTGTTTTTGAAGAGCGATATAATATATTATCTTTTGTTGGTGGAAATGCGGGATTAATGTATGCACGATAAAAATTCGGCATAATAAGAAAACATATATTATAATACTATAGTATAGAATATACAATAATATTATAAATGGATACAGAAACTACTATATGGAAAAAAAATAGATTGGAAGAAAAAGATTTAGCTAATGGAGAACAATACAATAAAATAGAAGAATTCCAAAATAACATGAACGATTTTCCTGAAATAATAGAGGTTGAAAAAAAAATTAATAAAATTAATAAAAAACGAAAGGGGTTTTCAAAGAATCCTATATTGGAAAGCATTTATGAAGTAGATGATCCTAATACTATTTCTGATACAATTGAAAATTTTGAAACAAAACAACCACCTAAAAAAAATAGTAAACCTGTATCTACACCTTCATCAAATGAAACTGCTAAAAAAAGTACAAAAATAAAAAATATGATAGAAATTGCCAAAAGTCTAAATGATGCATTGGCGCTAAAGAACAGAGATTTTGCTGATAACGAATTAAAAAAAGAAATCAATGTAATCAAGGGATTTGAAAAGGCAATAAAACAAAAATCAAAAAGTGATAGGTGGTGTAAAGAAAATACTCAAACCAGGTTTTTAACATCATTGCGTTCTGTTATTTTATATGTTAAATATCCAATCATTTATATTGATTATATTATAAAAAAATTGGGAATTATTATATCGAAAACTTTATCTAAGAACAAAGCGAGTGATTCAGATAAGCGTGTAGTAATTAAACGGTTGAAAGAGTTTATATATCTGTTTATAAGTTTATTTATTGTTTACAATTGGTTTTTTATTTGGTGTTTTAAATATGATGATGGAAAAGATGGAGAACATGTAATTACAAAAAGCATTAATATCAATTTATTCGAAAATTCAGAATGGAGCATATTGAAATTTATGAATAAACTCTTTAAATATTTATTTGAATTTATCATAGCTCCAGTAGCATTATTTGATTATTTATTTACAATAATTTCACCGGTTGCTTTAGATTATATTAAAACTGTTAATATGAAATGGGTATTTTTATTTATAATAATTTCAACTTCATTTACAAAAGTTGGGGGTTATTTTAAAGATTTATTTTTCCAATCATTGCAAGTTTGTTTTGCAAGAGACAGTCCGGGAGAAACTTTTGGTAAAAATTCAGCTTCTTTTACTAGCTATCCATTTTTACATACATTGATTGCGGGTTCTTATATAAAGTCCTTTTGGGAAAATTTCGAAATTCCTATATTTCTTTTTATAGCGGTATTTAATGCAATCGGTGGACTGTTTCGTATGATGTTTTCGCATTTTTGTGTATCTTTGGCAGCTATATTTGTATGCATATATTTGTTTGTCTATTCATTTTTAGCTATACCAATTTATTCAAAAAAATCAATAAGTGAAACCATGAAACTAATTGAAAAATTTATTAGAGATTCTATTATAGAAAAACCGGAATTAAACTCATGCAATGCTTCAGAGGAATGCAAAACCAAAACATTTTTGGATTATATAATCCAATTTTTACAAAGTATCACGAATGTGATTTATATGTATGTCTTTTCCATAGCAATTATATTGGTTCTATTTAATTCTATTATAGTATATGCATTAGAACTGGATAATCATGAGCTTAAAATGTCATTAATTATGATTTCATTGCTAATGATGTTTTGTATAGGAATTTCGAAATTACAAAAATTTGGTGATATTTTTTTCAATAAACCCGATAATTAAAAAATAAAAACAATAAAAAACAATAAAAAACAATAAAAAACAATATAGAATATTTTTATTTATTATAATAGATAACAATATTGTTGAATGACTAAGAAGAAATCGCAAACGAAAATCATGCCACTCGTATCGGTATGCACACCGACATTTAATCGACGTCCATTTATTCCAATTATGTTTGAATGTTTTCGAAATCAAACATACCCAAAAGACAAAATCGAATGGATCATTATAGACGATGGAACAGATAAAATTAAGGATTTGGTAGATTCAGCAAATATTCCACAAATAAAATATTTTCAAATTGATAAAAAAATGACATTAGGTGCAAAACGAAACTTAATGCATGAAAAATCAACTGGTGCAATATTAGTTTATATGGATGACGATGATTATTATCCACCAGAACGTATTCAACATGCTGTAGAAAAATTACAAGAACGAAAGGATGTTCTTATTGCAGGATCAAGTGAATTATATATTTATTTTAAACATATACAAAAAATGTATCAGGCTGGTCCATATGGACCGAATCATTCAACTGCTGGAACATTTGCATTTAAACGCGAATTGTTAAGTATGACTAAATACAATGAAAATGCGTCATTAGCAGAAGAAGCCGAATTTTTAAAACAATACTCATTTCCAATGGTTCAATTGGATCCATTAAAAACAATATTAGTGTTTTCACATATACATAATACTTTTGATAAAAAAAATTTGTTGTTAAATCCGCATCCTGACTATATGAAAGAGTCAAATAAAACAGTAGATATGTTTATTAAATACAAAGATGAAGATAAAATCAAAAAATTCTTTCTTAAAGACATTGAACGTTTATTAGAGAAATATAAACCAGGTGATCCTACAATGAAACCCGACGTGTTAGAACAAATTAAAGAAATTACTGCAAAACGAGAGAAAATGATGAGCGAACAAAACGATCCACAGATTATGATGCAGGTACCAGGTAAAGAACCGGTTAAACTTGGATTGCAAGAAGCTGCAAATATTATTAACACTATGCAACAACAAGGACAAGAACTAATTCGTAAAAATAGTGAATTAGAAGGCATAGTTTCACAGTTGCAAAAACAATTGGTTAAATTTCAAATGCAGGGTAATAGCGGAACTCCAATATTTGATACTCCATCCATGCAATCAAATGAAATAGATAACATTCGCAAAGAAAATATTGAATTAACAAACAAAGTATTAACTCATATTAATAACGAAAAATTATTAAAAATGGAAATTCAAGAATTAAAGAATAAAATATCAAATCTTGAATTAAAACCCGCGTCTAATATAAAAAACGAACCATTAATGAAGCCAATTGAAATTATAAAAGAAAAATCGAAATTAGAACCTGAAGTTAAAGTAGTCATATAAATTATAATTCATCAAATATTTCTTCGTCAATACATGCATCCGTATCTTTCTTTACATTTTTGTCTAAATAACGATACATTCTTTTTATATCCAACTTGTTAATACTATAATCTTCAAATAATTGTTCGACTACGTTTATTTTATCGGCTTGATTATAAAAATCTTTACCATAAAATAGTCTTAATTCTTGGAAAAAAGCGATTAAATCTTTCTTATCCATATCTAATTTTTGCGCCATATTATAAATAAACAATTGATTATTGTATTCGGTCGAATATTTGGTTAAAACCTTAGTAAATCGTACTTCCGAATCGAATTTCGTCTTATTTGTAAAAGTTTCATGATATAATTTGTTATTATAAAACGTTTTGATTAGTGAACTCATTTCATTGAATTGCCATATTTGATTTTGAAATGTAATTCTATCCATATAATCAGCAAAACACATATTATTTAGTATTTTTAAATAGAATGGATAAGATTCGTTTTTCGGATATTTTGAAATTACATCAACAATATTTTCATGCCATATTAATGCAATGATTGTTCGGTCAGTTTCATTCATTATATTATTATGTTTTTCAATTGGGATATGTTCGTTAATAAGCAACTTTGTGATATTTTTGGAATCTTCATTGTATGATTTTAAAAGCAAAATATGTTTTATTAAATTTTCATTCAATGTATTTGGATTATTATTGTATATTTTTTGTATAAATTGCAATTTTCGCATATCACCTTGTATGTATTCCAATATATGAGATTTCATTGGTATATTTGGGATTGTTTTGTCTAGTATTTTTGATATTTGTGTTGTAGTTGGTGTTTTTAATTCAAATGTATTACACACTTTCATAAGTTCTCTCATTTTCTTATCAAATAAATAATTACCAATACAAATAATTGGGTTTAATGTTATATCTTCTAACCTTTGTTTTTTTGTTTTTTTCTGCCGAATTAATTTGATTAGAGCAGTAATTCCACCTTTGTCGCCATTATTCATTCCATCAATTTCATCCATAACAATTGCTATTTTTTTAACAGTTTTTGTCATCATATGGAGAACATTTCTATTTGAAATGTTATTATTTGTAATAGTATCAATTAATGCTTTATTTCGAACATCTCCTGCATCATATTTAACTACATCATAATTCATTTCTTTTAATAAATTCATTATAAAATGTGTTTTTCCACATCCGGGAGAACCGTATATGTATATTCCTTTTTTAAAATCAAGCTTCTTGCAGTTATCATCAAAATTATGTAAAATTTGTTTTATTTCTTGTGAGATTTGTTCCCTTCCGAGAACTTGGTTTATATTCATTATGTTGGTATTTATTCCGACTCTACTATTATTACAATGTATTTTTTATGTTTATTTATAACGAATTCAAATTTATGATCACTTTCTCATTTATACACCTTTTCTCATTCAAAACGCCCACATCGTGGGAGTAAATAAAAAAGAGGTTTCCCTCCATTTTTATTTGCTTTTTATTCATCATCATCAATAATATCTCCATAATCATAACATATAAGAGAAGTATCTATTTCTTCTAAATTTTCAGAATTTCCTACTGCAAATTCAACAATAGCATATTTAGTTGTATAATGATATATTTTTTTTAATTTGTTTTTAGACTTTTTTACTTTGATAATTCTATAAGATATTATTTCTTTATTTATTGGTTGAAAATATTCTGTTTCAATATCGGTTTCTATTTTATAAAGTTCATCGTCATTTTTACATTCAGGCATGTTTTGTATGTTTTCTTTGATTTTATTAAATGCTATTTTTTTAGCATATTCTACATCAGTAGTAGTTGCAATGATTTCAAAATCTTGTTCTTTACGATAATCGTTATATCTAACAACGGCATACATTTTACAGATAAATGTGTTTTAT